GTTTGCTCCTCAAATTGCACTGACAAATTAAAGCTGAATGATTCGGTGTTGTGTCCCATATCATTCAATTTTTCTAATATTAATTCTGATAAATAATCAATTTCTTGATTTGTAAAATCATTGATTTCTATTTCCATATTGCACCTCCTAATGCAAATATTGTATGAGTTGGGCTAGGCTCAAGAATATTATGATCAAGCCTAGCCATAAGATTAGCAGTCCTTTCATCCTGCAAAGTGATAAAGCTTACGCTTTGGTGTAGTCTGCTCGAAGTAAACAGACCGCTTGCCAAAATGGTAACCATTCATAATGTCACCTATTGACTTGCCTTGGCGGTTAACAGTTGATCGCTTACGATAGATACCCTTCTTGCCAAGAATTTTACCGTTTATTCTTATTCCAAAATGAAAACGGAAACCTTTTGTACCGTCATTTAGTGGTTTAGTTGCTAGTATTACAAACATGATAATCCTCCTATAGATTGGTTTGTATTGGTTTGATACCGCCATTTAGCGGTGTTGAGAAGTGGACAGATTGTCGCACTAGGTAGTTTCGTTTGGTATTACACACGATTCGTATAATCTCCTGTTATATTTTAAATCCTGCATACTTGAATTGTTAGCATTGAATACAGCTTGTGCAAATCCACGAGGCGTTGCACTCCGTATGTTCTTAGTCTTTTGAGACTTACCGCCAAGCTTTAGATGTTGCCTACTGTGGCCTGTCTCAGGCTCAACTGGTGACTTGTCAGGCATGGTGAAGTATCCACCTGTCCATAGGCAAGTTTTCTTAGGGTATGCATCCATTGGCGCAATGTAGTCAGGCCACTTGGGATGCTCCGCTTGTTCGGGTTCGATGTAGCCGCCATACTCGAAGGGATGAAAACTGTAGTCAGGTTTTCGCCATAGAGTTGATAGCACACTAACAGGGTTCTCAATAAAGTATGGACAGTCGAGTGCTTGGAATAGTTCAGCACACCATATTGCATAGTTAGCTGCCTTGCGTTGAAACAAGGGATCAGCTTCACGCTTGCGCTTGAAGTGTGCCGCACCCGACACAGCCATGTCAGTACAGACAGGGAATGCCATTGCGAATGTCACGTCCTTGTTCTCAAACATGGTATGTATTGCATCGAGGTTACCTATATTGTGCAAGTCAGCATGGACGTAGCGTATCAGACCACCACCATCAAAGTATTCTTTACGCACTGTTGTTTCATCGTGCTGTATGTCAAAGGCATAGCATATATACCCTGCTTCTGCCCAAGGCTTGAGTGCCTCGCCTGTGTAGTCGTATAGACTGATTACATATTTATTTTCGTTATGATTTTTCATAGCATCCTCCATGCTGTTGTTCTTGTATCCAAAAAACTTTACCATTAACTGTCCTCCTGCCAATAGCTAGGTGTTCTCCATTTGGTTGATTTGTTAGACCTAACACCCTCTTGTATCCGTAAAAATTTACCGTCAAAAGTCTCCTCCAGTAAATCTAAAATGTAAACATATCTTTCATTAAATGTTTCTTGGCAAGCCTCAGTGTATCGGATGTCACCGTTTTCTGCCTCATATGTTATGGCTTGATCCTTGTGTTCATTAGTTACACAATGTTCTGCAATTTCCGCTGCTAGTGCTATTAGATATGGGTTTGACATTTACACCTCCTGTACAAATCCGCTTTGATCTTTCTTGGCTGCACCTTTGGCATAGAGTGCCACGATATGTCCACCTTTAGGATCAAGAAAACGTAGATCATCGCTGTCACCGTCTATGACAGGGTAGCCTTGCCACTTGTGCCAACATTTTGGAACTACCTTGATAAAGTTTGACCTAAACACGACAGCGGCATTCATGCCCTGTTCCATAGCCTTGTCGAGTAGCTTGGCATATTCGGGGTTGGCGTTGGAATAACTCCACGTTAAATGATAGTTTGGTATGTCCTTAACTTTACGATTAGCAATCTTGGTGTAGTCATAAAATTGCACGTCAGGAAATATCTCGAATATGTTTTTCTCACCTGCATATCGGAGCAATTCCCAACGTATGTCGGTTGTACCGTTCAACCTAACGCATGGTTGAATGTCACGCTTCTTGCAATAGTTTCTGAATTTATCTACATCAACAATTAATTGTGCTAAAAATCCTTGCTTGTCACGATAAAACCATTCTGCTTTTCGTTGCCTAGCCGTTTGAACGTTGTTGAATGCTCCACGTCCTGCCGTATATAGACAGGCATCAATACAGCTTGCTATTGCCGCCATGCTACAGCTATTGAATAGCTTTCCATCAACCATAACTTTATATGGTGTCATATATAGTATGGCGGTTAGATATTCTGAGCCATCACCTTTGATAGTTTTTGCGTTTGTTCCAACGCCTAGTAGTTTATAATTTGACATATTATCCTCACTTTCTTGTGTTTCAATTTTCTCAATAAAGCTGTTTTAAGATAGTGTCAACAAAATATTTTTTAGTCGCACTAAACCTAGATCAACCATCACAAGTTTTGCTTTTATAAAATGGTTGAACCAAACCCATGTTTCAAGAACAAGATACGGTTGGCCGCACTTAGCCTGGATCAACCATCACAAAAAGCAATCACTTTTTCTAATGACGGGTTGTTTACGGGTCACCGCTCTATAGTACATGGTTGGGCTTGCACCCTCAATGCGTCAACTTCCTGCTGTAGTATATAAAGTTTTGGCCTTATATACCGTTTACCTACGTCACTTCCAGTAGACAGCTTTAGAGTTCCTTAGTCTCTTCGTTTGGTCAGCTTGTGCAAGTCCATGCACTAGGGCTAGAAAATGTTTGTTTCGTTATATTCAATCTTTCGTATTTAGTTAGTTAGTTAATCTTTTAGTCTTTAGTCTTTGCTAGGGCTTTTCACCGTAGCTGTCTTAAGGACGCTGTTAGTTAAAGGATCAAGAGTTTTTAAACTTACTCTTTAAGCTAACTTGTCGCTTTCGATGTACTATTAAGGGCATACCCCAACATAAAACACAAGTAAAAAATGCACAACTTCTGCACATTTCTTTTAAGTGTTTGATTTTATTGAAAACTTTTATGCAGATTTTGTGCAGATAAAACCAACATTCTTGTTATGTTCTATATGAACCAGGTAGAAATGTAATAAAAACAATAACTTAGCATTTTAAGGAAGAACAAAGTAAGAACAATTATTTTTATATTATATATGTGTCCATTGCGTTGGGTGGGTGTGCCTATTTGTGATCACAAAGTATGGGTATAGGTTGTGCATCCTTTCTTGATTTGTGATCACATTTGTAAATGTTGCAGAAATAACACGCTTTTTTGTAGTATATTGAGGATATATCAGTTTATTTATGTAGTAAATACAGTAACTTAGTAGATAAAAGACTGTCAAAACCATAAAAACATAGCAAAAAGAGGGTAGGCGAGGGTCACTGGGGGGTATCCCGTAGTACGTATATACATAAATACACAGAAGTGGTTTTTTAAAGGGGTGACATAATGTCGCATATACACAGAAAAACACTTGACACACCCTATTTTTTGGGTATAACTGCGGAGCAGGAGCAGGTAGTTAAACTTTTTAAGTTAAAACTAATAAATAATAAAACAAATAAATAGTTAAACTATATAAAAAAGGTTGGACATAGGTAAAGTTTAACTTGACAGTTATACTAACCGTAGTGTATACTAATATTTGTAACACAACATAAACTATAACAAACAATAAGTGTTATACTAAGGTATCTGTAGTAATCTGGGTGTTACTCTTCCTCCATGTCTCCTCCTCCTACACGTAGACTGCTACAGATACCACTTTTTCCAGGTATATTGCATGAAAATTATCGAAACAATGATGGAAGAAAACGGTATTTTTTGTGGTTACCGTATTCCTGTAGTGTCTTACGTATATGAAGACCCGGATCAGTTAAACAAAGACTTAGTTTCTATTGTAGATGAACTTGAAGAGTTTTATTTAAATGTAAAAACAGACAGTATTAGTAATTCTGATGGTGGTACAAACACGACAAGCATACTTACACACAACTTTTGGAAGTTTAATGTACTTGATAGAACAGAATATAGTAATATAAAAAAGTTTAAGAAGTTTATAGGAGATTCTTACAAGCACTACATACAAAAGTATACGCCATTTAAGTTTGAAGATACATGTAAAGATATTTATTTACAATGCTGGGGTAATAAGCTTGGTAAGTTTGACTACTTAGATAAACATACACATACGAGTACAGTATTTACGACTCATTTGTATTCAATGCCTATGGAATTATCGGCAAACTACTTTATTAAGTCTCCGGGCCACGACACATATACAAGATTTTACAGTCCTATAATACTTAATAAGCAAGATTATGTTCCTGTAAAAAACAAAGAAGGACATTTAACTATCTTTCCGTCTTTTGTAGAACATGACACTACCGCAAACAGAAGTCCTAACAATTCCAGATATACTTTAGGAATGGATGCCATAAACCCAAACCCTGAACAAGCGGAGGCGGTGCTTGCACACGGCACTTACGTAAAACTATACGAAGATGAAAAATAAAGTACACCTATATAGTTCAGAGAATGTCATTGAAGAGTTCTACGATGCTATAGCAGACGGTGACAGTGCTAGACTAAGACGTGTACACATTCCTAAGTCCGATGTATTCTATGTTCGTGAAGCGCTGGAAGCTAGGCTAGGAAAGAGGTACACACTGGACCACGTAGAAAGAGCTATGTATCTTGAGGGCTTCCTAGAAAAATATGAAGTATTAGACCCAGGAAGAAAAAGACCCGGTATTGGATAAAATAATATGAATATACTACCACCAACTGAAATAGGATGGGAAGAAATCCCAGAAGGCAGTTTAAAACAAAAATATGTAGCTCAAGGTATTTCTGTAACTATGGGAAACCTCCCTAAAGATATAGGTAATGAGTTTGATAATATAGAAAAAGAAATTAGAGAAAGTAATTTTACCAACGCAAGACCACAAAATGATAGATTAGTAGGACATTTAAAAAAAGAGTTTGAAGTTCCTGAACATCTTAGGTCTAATGCTATAAAAAGTTTTTTAACTTGGATGGCAGGTATAACCTTGTCTAACGATATACATTTTAAAAGATATTTTAAGTTAGCAGGTCTTCCTAACAATAATGTAGATTATGATAAACTATTAGACACAGATCAATTTTGGGTAAACTATCAAAAGAAATATGAATTTAACCCAGTACACAATCACGTAGGAATACTAAGCTGGGTAGTCTGGAATAAAATACCTTACAATGTAGAAGATGAACAAAAAATGTTTCCTAATGTTGGAGGTAAAAAAGGCAACCTTACAAGTAGCTTTAACTTTATTTTTGAGGGAGGGCTGGGAAACGTTGGAACATTTCCAATACTAGTAGACAAAAAAATGCAAAACTATATATGTATGTTTCCTTCATACCTTAACCATTTAGTCTATCCTTTCTACACTAGTGATGATTATCGTGTATCATTTTCAGGTAATATATATTTAACAACTTAATAAAAGTGTTGACAAAGCATCTTCTATACGTACAACTATGTGTACTAATGTTACTTACTGGTTGTCAAACAATAACTTATACAGCTTCGTGCAGGGTGGGAGATACTGCATGTCAGAGAAACCAAGATGCTCAAACACTCGCAATTATCGGACATAAAGAAGCGGCTACTGAACTTATGTGTAGTGATAGTATTATTAGCAAGTCCGATATTTGCACAGGAACAAGTGCCGATTGATGATGGTATAACTAACAACAACACCACGAACAACGATCAGGGCAACGACATTGAGGGTGACTTTTCTAACAACTACGAAGATTCAACTGTAGAATCTAACAACCAAAGTGAAATTATAAATTACAACGGAGCAGGTTCATCTCCGGGAAGTAGCCCGGTAATGTCCAGCATAGCTCCAACAGTGATGGGTGGGGGAGGTAACGACTCTTGCTTAATCCCTAAAAGCAGAGGTATCCAGTTAAACATAGTTGGAATCTCTGAAGGTGAGATGCAGCAAGACCCGAATTGCAATCGCAGGAAAAATGCTAGATTGCTGGGGTTACCTCAACAGGTAGGTGGGTTAGGATTACAGGTGTCAGCCATCTCAGTGATGTGCCAGGATGCCACAGTATTTAGGAGTATGATGTTAGCTAATACTCCGTGTCCAATAAACGATGCACGTACTGGCAGATTGTTAATGGGCAAGAACGCTATAATGAAGTACAGAGAAAACCCTGCTTTGTTTGTTGTAGGGTATGAGTTAGACAAAGAATTTTGGGATACCTTACTGAAGGTAGGAGAGGAATACAATGAAGAGTTTGTCGAAGACACTACTACTAAGCGCAGCCTTAGTGACCAGTTCAGGAGTAGTAAACGCAACAAGCCCAGAAGTCCAGCCACCACCTCCACCACAAACGCTGGAACTGGAAGTAGAGATAAATCTAAACTTGACAATGACAGGTCAGGAAAAGATTGACGCATTAATATCTTCTCTAGGTGCTATAAAGAACAGGGTGACGGACAACGGTATTAACACAGTAGGTGCTGTAGGTTACGCTGCGCTGGGTGGTGTTGTTGTAGATGGTGCATTTGACGATGGCCTAATTACGCAGAGTGAGTTTGATGCATACGTAGAAGCACACGATCTTGTAATTAACCACGACTACGAGACAGCAGAAAACGCACAACAGTTATTCACACAAGAATATCAAGGTGCAATGAATGACTTAGATGAAGCAATAGACTTACTAGCTGATGCTGCTGGAGAAATACTAACTGCCACTGGTGTAATGGAAAGTGCTGCTGCAGCAGATACATCACCAGAGCAGACTGCGTTGCAAGGCATGATGGCTCAAGACGAGTATAGCATAGATCAGGCTGAAGTTGACGCCTATAACCAGGCTGTAGCACAAGTAGAGAACTACGCACAGCAAGCTGGTGCATTTATGGCTGCTGCAAATAATACTGAACTAACAGCTAGTATCGACAGTTACGCAACAGTTAATAACTTTGCAGTCGGTAACTACACAACTATTACGTACACGCAAGCTATGGACGAGTTTGTAATTAACTGGAACGATGATGGGTTTGGCTCTGGTTGGCAGGGCTACTTAACGTCAGAGTTTAAAGATGCTTCAGATATATATGGGGCAGGTGAGTACGTACTTGAATACGGAACTATGCCTAACTAATGGCAATGGAGTTCAGCATAGGAGGCTTTAATGTTAAAGGCTGGATGGTTGCTGTGGCTTTGCCAGTTCTATCTACAGTTTCAGGTGGTGTATATTTTGGTTATGATACTCTCAACAGGTTCTACGGTGTAGAGGGTGGCGTAGAAGAATCACTAAGTAAAGCCAGCGCAAACGCAAAGCAAATTGCAGAACTACAAAAAAGCTTGACTCAGTTAAGTAACGACACAGCAAGAGAACGCACAGCAAATAAAACATTTGCAGCGAACCAGTTAAATACAGCAAGTCAAGCAATAAGAAAAGAATTACAAGAAGCCGAAACAAACCTAAGTGATGATAGTGTTGCAAAAATGCAACAGTTAACTGAACGGCTAACAACACTAGACGCTACGGTAACAAGTAGAATACAAACTGTAGAGCAAGCTATTATAGATAATGATGTTAGAGGATTAAACTCTAAGCTTGCACAACTAGCTACAAACATGCAGCAGATACTAGAACAGCAAAAAGTTTTACTAGATTTAAGATCTCAGGTTGACAAATCAACTACAATAACAGATACTATAGGAGATAAGCTAGACGTAATCCAAACAGAGATTGATGACATTTGGAAAGCTTATGATAGTATAGTAGAAAACCCACTGTAGAGGATAGCATGACTAAACCAGCAAAAGGCAAGATGTTTGCCAAAACAACTACCAACCCTAAGACAGGACGTAAGATAAAGGTAAGCTACGGTCAAGCAGGTAAAGCTAAAGATGGTGGCAAGCGTATAAGACCAGGAACTAGCAAAGGTGATTCGTACTGTGCAAGAAGCGCTGGTCAAATGAAGAAACACCCAAAGGCAGCAAGGAATCCTAACAGCCCACTACGTCTATCTCGTAAGAAGTGGAAGTGCGCTGGTACTAAATCTAAGAGGGCATAATGGCTACACCTAAGAACAAAGCTTTATACTCCAGAGTAAAAACAGAAGCTAAGAAAAAGTTTAAGACTTGGCCTAGTGCATATGGATCAGCATGGTTAGTTAAAACCTACAAAGCACGTGGGGGTACTTACAGCAAGGGAGGCGCAGTTGCAAAGGTCAAAGCACGTACTAGAAAGTCGTAGAGGTTACGGTGCAGGTGGACTGACTCAGTGGTTCAAGGAAGACTGGCGTGACATAAAGACAGGCAAGAAGTGTGGACGTTCTGGTGGTAAAGACAAGAACAGACCATACCCAGCTTGTAGACCTGCAAAGGTAGCTAGTAGAATTAGTAAAGCAGAAGCTGCAAAGAAGACTGGACCTAAGAAAGTTAAATGGTCAGTAACAGCATCAGGGAGGAAGAGGACATGAAAAAGATGTGTCCAAAGTGTAAAGGCAAAGGCTGCTCTCATTGTGGGGGCAAAGGTTATCATAACATGAATAAAGGTGGTATTATGAATAAAGGAATGAAAGCACTAAAGAAAGAAGCACCAGAGGTAGCTAAGAAGATGGGCTATATGTATGGTGGTATGGCTAAGAAGACTAACAAGATGGGTCACGGTGGACTAGCTTGTGGAGCATCTAATCCTCCAGCTAGACCTATGAAGAAGATGAAGAAGTAATGGAATTTAAAACACTTGACGATATAGTACCATTGGCTCTTTTGTTAATGTTTGCAGCACAAATAGTAGTTCTGATAACTTTAATAGGGTCATAAAGTAAATGGCATCTAAGTACTTCACAGAAGTTAAAAACTTATCAGCTACAGCAGGTGGAGCTAGTGGAGATGTAGTGTATACATGTCCTAGTTTTCATGTTGCAGTTATACAATTTATTAACATTTCTAATGGATCTACCAGTTCTAAGAAGTACAGTATTCAATGGTATGAAGCAGCTAGTACTACTTATCACACTATTATTGATGAAGTTAGTTTAGCTGCTAGTACTAATGAAAGTCTTTTAACTAACGGTTTTATAGCTCTAAGAGAAGGTGATAAGATTGTAGCCTTTGAAGAAAGCAGTTCAGACTTTCACATAACAGTATCAGGTGAGGAACATTTCAGACCTACATAGCGGCTATGCACAAATAGGTACTACTACCTGACTTAAATATCTGTATAACTACCCCTGTACAAAACAGGAGTAGTACTATGAAAAAATTATTAACTAAACTATGGCAGGACCACTGCCTCAGACAACAAAAACGTGCAGACTTTAGAATGTTACATATGTTGGATGATAAACAACTAAATGATCTAGGAATAGGTAGATCACAAATAAGGAACGCAATCTATGGCAAGGACATTAACTGAGAGACAACAAAGGTTCTTGGAAGTATTGTTTGACGATGCTGGAGGTGACGTTGTACAGGCTAAGAAGTTAGCTGGGTATGGCGACAACTCCAGTACAACTGCAATAGTGGAGGCACTAAAAGATGAAATCGCTGAAAAAACTCGTACTTACTTTGCTAGGACTGCCCCTAAAGCTGCTTTTGCGCTTATGGGCGCTTTGCAAGATCCCACTGAGTTGGGTATCAAAGAAAAAATGATAGCTGCCAAGGACGTGCTTGACAGAGCAGGTCTTGGTAAAGTAGACAAAGTAGATGTCACCAGTGGTGGTGGCATTTTCTATTTACCACCTAAAGAAGGTGCAAACGAATAATACCTCAAAGAGAATTGGGATTCTGGCAATTACCTCTGCCACCCAAAGGACACAACAAAGAATGGCATATCATAGCAAGGACAACTGTTAAAGTTCCCTTTGGTTATGATGTACACCCAGAGAATGAAAAGCTACTTGTGCCAGTTGAGCATGAGCTAGAAGCGTTAGAGCTTGCAAAACAACACCTCAAGCAGTATAGTTACAGAGCAGTAGCGCAGTGGTTGAGTAAAGAAGCAGACCGATACATCTCGCATATGGGTCTAAAGAAACGGATAGAAGTTGAGCAAAAACGTAGAAAAGCATCTGCAATTAAGCGTAAGCTTGCCAAGTGGCTCGAAGAAACGCTCTCGGAAATCGAGAAGCTCGAAAAACAAGGAGTCGGTGCATACTCAGAAGCCAGCGGAGATAGAAGCTCCCCCAGTTGAAACTATCCCAGCGCAGGTAGTAGCCCCTGAGTTTGACGTTGAAGAAGCGCAAGAAGTCGTATTCAAACCGAATGAAGGTCCACAGACCTCCTTCTTGAGTTCTTCAGAGAGAGAAGTGTTGTACGGTGGAGCAGCAGGTGGTGGTAAGTCTTATGCTATGTTGGCAGACCCACTACACGGCTTAAATAACCCACACTTCTCAGGACTCCTTGTACGACATACAACAGAAGAACTAAGGGAACTTATACAGAAATCACA